AAAACCCCGGGGCCTCGGGGGGGGGCCTGTTCCCGTTAAGTCGGGCTTGGCCCCGCCCCGAAAAGGCGGGAGATCCTCGTCTCGCCCTGGGGGCCGGGTGAGTAGGCCCCATTGCGATGAGTGCTACGAATAGAGAGCATTATCATCGGTCGCCAAGCCCAGAGGGTTTCCGTTGCCCACGGACCGCGTATGGCCGGCGACTGGGCAAAATCGCGGGGGCGTGTTATTACTATAGTGGGGCCCTTTCCAGGGGGGCTTTCCAGTGTGATATCGCGCTCTACCCTATTTCCAACGCCCCCTTAATCATGTCGGGCCAAAGGAAAAGGCCGAAAGGCAAACAAAAGATTTCCTGGGCCCAGCGTGTCAAAGATGGCACAGGGGGGAAGAAAGACGTTGGTGGCATAACTGGTAGAGACCATCAAAGGGTCATAGACCTTCTTGGTCCACAAACCGGTGCCGCGCGAGAGGAGCAACCTGGTCCCTCCCAGAGGGTGAGGATCTATTTTGACCCACCCAAGCCAAGACCATGGGATCCGACCCGTGATAAGCTGTACGCAGAAATCACGGCGAAAATGGATCGGAGGGATAAGGCAGTACTGACCTTGTCAGCAAATAGTAAGCTGATGACCCAGGCTGACCACTTCTTTATTCAGAGGGGTCAGTCGTTGGGGGTCAGTGCGATTGTTCCAACGGAGGAGAAGGGCCGTAAAGCCTTTGACCAACAGTTGGCTACTCTCAATGTGATGAGAGTCAACCGAGGCGGGGCTGAACCACTCTCCAACGAGGCATATGCCTTGATCCGTTCATTTGCTCGTGATTCTGTCAAGGACGACCTGCAAGCCCTTGGTTATCCAGGAGAATACCTGGCCTATGGGCAGGTTTGGACTGACAGGAAAGAGTTCACCGCCGCCTGCCGCACAAAGTGGAACGCTGCTCAACTCAAAGAGTTGAGGAGGTACGCTGCGAATGCAGAGCGGGAGGTGAAGAGAGAAGCGGAGCAGAAGATTCGCCAACTCAAAGAAGTTGTCGAACCGCTCTATCTCTCCCTGTATAAGGCTAGTCCCGCGCTTAAACCCATTGAGGTAACGTGGGATTCCTTTCTGCAGGAGACTCCAGAGGATGAGGGCCAAGCTGTCCCTCCTACAGAGGCAGCCATCCCCGACATTTTGGGCGAGTAAGCCTAAATCGAAGGGACGCGCCTGGAGGGAAAGAAAAACAGATCGCTCTCGTCTTCTGGACGAGCAAATTGTCAGAGCGCTGCGTCGCCAATGTCCATCCCTGAGCCATCTTCGACATGAGATGGTTAAGTTGGACGATTCCAGGGAAGGATCGAGCCGTGAGTGGTTTTCATACGAGAGTATGGACGATACCACCTGGCTTCGACTCTGCAACCCATACTTCATCCTGTCACTCTTACCTTATGGGTATCCCCATGAGGAGGAGGGCAGGGTTGTCGTTGGGTCTGGACTCGCCTGGGCAAAAAGGCGGGATTTGGACCAAGTGAATTGTCTTGGCCATTCTTCTCGCCTTGCCAGAGGCGGTGGAGGCTGGCGCGTGAAGCCGAAGATTAAGCCCTTCGTGTTTTCGCGTATCCATCCCGATGCAGGGAAGCAGCTCACGAGGCTGTCTATGCGTCAAGCGACACGAGAGAGCCTGACCTCCCACTTAAGGTGGTTTGGCCAACATAAGGCCAGTGTTAATCCACTACGGTCGGAGTTGTGGGACCTCTTTTGGAGCATGATGGCGTGCACGGCCTCAGACGTTAGGCTGGAGCCCCTTCGTGATGGAATAAGCCGCATTCACCCTGGTAGTGGAGCTGGTATCCACTACCGGCGGTCTGGACTGCGTCGCAAGGGTGACGCCATATACGATCACCTTGCAAAAGGGCTGGACTCCTATGATTGGAGGGACGGTCCTGCGATGGTGACGGCTGGCGCAAGAGGTAAGCTTGTCGACCTTGAAGACGAAGAATACCCCTTTAAGGCAGGTAGACTCGTCTGGGAGTTGGACATGCGCGATGTACTTGTCTTGGAAAGGTATGTCGCCCCTCTTGTCGAATGGATGAGGTATAACTTCACCATCGGCTCATCCTGTGGCATAGGCTCCTTTGGGCGAGACATGATGAAGATTTGTCAGTATCTTCACCATGGAGGTCCAGCGTGGTGTCTATGTTTGGACAGATCCAAGTGGGACTCAACCATAGGGAGGGAATACATCGTTAGGGTTCTCTGGTTTATCAGGGGACTCTTTGGCGAGCAGTATGCCTCCCATGATGAGTTCTGGTTTTATGTCCTTCGCACCGTGTGCGGCGTTCCCTTAGCCCTTTGGGATGGCACAATCTATGGCATACTCCATGGATGTGCTTCAGGGAATCCCATAGTCCAACCGGTGGAGACACTCCTCAATTTTGGATTTACCATGGTTGAGTTGGCCTACCATCAGGTTGAGACGAAGGGCTGGGATCCATACTATGCCTTGCAAAGGACCTGGGTAGGGGTCCGTAGTCTTGGCCTAGGGGATGACCAGATCGCCACGGGTGAATTGCAGTTGTTCCCTGACATACAAAGGATCGCCAGCCTCGAGACTCAGTTGTGGGGGACGATAGTGAGACCGGATCGGTGCTGGATTGGCCCACCGGCTCACGTCGAGCCACCACGGTGGTTTTTGGACCCACCAAGAGGGGCCTTCTTTCTAGGTAATTACCTGATTGAAGGGGTGCCATGGCGTCCAATATGGGAGCTATTGGTCAAACTTGTACATCCAGAGAGGGCTGGTCCCTCCTGGGTTGATGAGTTGATTAGATTGGCTTCCTATCGAGCCTTGTGGTGGACCAATGGTCCAGCCCGGCGCTTGTTGGATGAGTTGATTATTTTAATTCATCCATGGGCTGTTAAGGAGTTTGACACCATTCCACCATCAATTTGGTGGTTTGATAGTCGAATTCTTCACAGCCACCCTCTCTTAACTGAGGTTGATCCTTTCCAACTCCTCATGGACCCACTGAAGAACTGGAGTGGGTATTTCGGAGAGATGGGTGACAGGGCTTTCGAGTCCCTTGAAGACGTCACATCCTATCTCTTCGGGAGTCTGCTTCAGGAGGACGTGCGGGATAGGAGGAGGAGAGCGTGAGTGATAACCCACGTCTCATGGTCATATGGCCTTTATTGGCCGATGGGCGTGTGACCTGGCCCACCCCTCTCACCACTGTCCCTGCATCGAAATAGCTCGGGGTAAGGCCCGTTCGGGTGTAACCTGTTCTCCGATGCAGTGGTCCATTTCGGAACCCGGACGTCGTTAGGTGGTACGCAATGACTGCCTGCCACGATCATCGGCCCATACATCTGGCAAAACTGGTCAAGATACCAGGCCGGGTGGTACAGGGTGCGGTGACGGCCAAAGGGGGAATTTATGGATTATATCCACTTCCGGTGGGGTTTATTCCCCGGAGGTTGTGGGTGAGGGGTGGAAGTCCTCGGAGAAGAAAAGGGTCGTACTATCGCACCTCTAGCCCAAGGATGTATTATTTACGAATCTTATATCCTTGGGCCGAGATTGGTAGTTCTGTGGCTTAACAGACCCCCAAGGAACCCGGTTCGGGAGATCCTCGATCGGGGTATTCCTTTTGGGGAGACGACCTCCTGGGATTCCGGGGAGAGAGAAG